CTACTTTGATCCACAGCCACATTCTCTACTTGTTCCTGATGAAGAACTTTTTCACTCATTATAATCTGATCTGATAAAATACCCATCTAATTGTCCCTAAAATAATTTTAAATTATCTTTCATTTCAAGACTAAGTAATACATCTTTCAAATTCTTAGTAGAAAATCCAGCTTCAGTAGCAATATGCTTTAGCTTATCTTCTACCAAATCAATCTTAGTACGAATCTTTTCATTATCTATTCTATCTTTACGATCTGCAATTTCATCTAAGATGTTTCCAACTCTCTTCTTCATCCAAGCACTAAAATCTCTTTCATCCTTCGTAGTATAAAACTTAACTAAACAATCTTTCTGTTCTCTAGTTAAGAGTTTACCATACCTCTTATCAAAGTTCTTTAGTGCAATAGCCAATGCCATTTTTTCTGTTTGAATTTGTTCTTGAGATTTTTCCGTATGATGTGCGTTTGCTTCTTTAATCCTCTTACCCTCTTTGTTTTCAACAAGATGTTCATAAACATTTTGTTCACATACTAACCTATCTCTTGAAGAAAGATATTGACCGCCCGTTTTAATATCACCCTCATTCACCAAAATATTAAAACTAGCAAAAAGTTTATAATTAGGAATAGCTATTTTCATTATCTTCTTGCGCTCACAGACATTACTAATATCTTCTAGAAGTTTAGAATTTTCTCTATATAATAATGAAGGGTTAACCGTGAGATTATATTCTTTCATCAAATTAGAAACGAAACGAGTAGCATAATAAGGGTTTCGCGCCTCGCTATAAAGCAATTGCGAATATATCTTATACGCCTGAGAGATCTGAGTCTCGGCCATAAAATGTTTCTTAATGACCTTAAAAATAGCTTTTGCCGTTTTATGATGGCCCTTTGAAATCTCATTCAATACTGCATGATTAAGCAGCTCAAATAATATGCCAACATTTCTTTGTTTGTTATGTTTCATACTATGCCCCAATATTTGGTAGTCTCCCTTGAAATAAATATATACTCACTCTATTAAAGTTAATTTTTCACCGACTTTAAGGACAACAAAGTTGATTCTTCTAACTTTTTTTCTGCATGGTCTTTTATAAGGTTTCCCATCATATCATTTGCTACATGATCATACTTCATAATATCTGCAATAGTTCTATCGAACATATCCGCCTTAGATCTACGATTTTTATTTTTCTTTCGTATAAAATCTAAAGTTTTCTTCATCTCTTCATTTTCTGGATCATTAAGTTTATCTTCTAATTGCTCTTCGCCATCTTCATTACCTTCACCATCTTCATTAAATGCATAATTCTTTGGAAGCCCCGGCATTTCCCGTGTACCTATGGGATCATAAGGCATGGCATCTTTAGTATATTGTCTAGTATCTTTCTTGTCATGCGACTCACCCTTGCTCTCTTCTGTTTCGGCACCTTCAGGAGCACCTCCCATAGGAGCTGCTGCCTCGGGTTGCTCACCCATTTTAAGCTGTTCAATAAAATGTTCCTGCTGAGCTTCTTGTTCTGATTCCAACTTCAAATCAGCAATTTCAGAATCTGAAAGTTTTAATACTTCTTTCTGGATATAATACTTTGAAAGCAATGGAGAATCAGCCATATTATTAGCTGCATCAAAACGACTACCCATCAACTCAAGATGCATCATCTCTGTTACAGTAGATGGGTTGGTCAACCTCAGATCAAAGTTATAAATCGAAGCTTCATCATACCCACGCAGATAAAGATGGACAAGTGATATCTTCGCCAATTCACTAACGACGATCTTTTGGATTCTTTGGATGGTTCTGGCAAACTTAATGTCCTCTTGAGCCAACGTAGACTTACCTGAAAGATCTTCTTCAGCTGTAAGATAAGACTTTGGAACCCCAAGAGAAATAAACAACTTATTCTGTAAATATTCAATATCTTCAATTGCAGCTGCATTCTCACCCCCTGGCAACGTTTCAATTCTGCTTCCTCTATCCCCACGAACTGGAATAAAGAAATCCTCCAAAATACTTTCAGGATTATATCGGTAATCCACATTGCCCGTAGCTTCTGCCGTCACTGGTATTCTTTTAAGCTTATCTCTTGCATTTTGCATGTAAGAATCCACATCTCTTGGCGGGATGTTTCCTACATCAACATAGAACACTCGACGTTCTGGTGCCCTGCTAATACGATAAATTAACATAGCATCTTCAGCCATTAGAAGTTGTTTCCATACCTTACGAGATGAATCTAATATTGACCTACCATAAGGAAGAAATCTATCATCACCTAAAATACGCAAGTGAGAAACTTGATAGTTTTCAAATACAGTATTACCTTGAACCGTCCACTTAAACCTTAAACTATTAGGATCATTATTATATCCTTCTTCTCTCTCAATCTCGCCAACCGGCATTGCAATAGCACCCAACACACCTTCTTTATCCACAATGTCTAGTAGATTAAACATATCACCATACTTGCACATATTACGAATCCAAGTCCAAAGGTGAAAGTCTAAGTCTAAACGTTGATAAAGTAATTCTTCTAACTCATGTATAATCTTGTCATCATCAGAAACGATTTGTAGAATTTTTCCATCTTCTGCATAAGTCATAGAATCATCAGCGTAAATGTCTAATGCTCTCGTAATCTCTGGGTAATGATCCATCTCTTCATAGTCTTTGATTCTCTCAAATCTTTCTACTCCACCAATTAGAGACTGTTGATAGAGTGCAGAAGAAGCTCGTTGAAAAGTATCAAAGGCTTTCTTCTGTGCTTTTATACCAGGCCGTTCTGTGGGAACCTTGTAAGCTGCTGAGCCGCCCTTTAATATTTTCTTTAGTATATCAAATCTATCTGCCATTATTCATTATCCTTGTATAAACGTTTTTTTTCCAAACTCAAAAAATTGAGTCCGTCCGGATTTTGGTTTGTCCACTTTTTACTATTTATCGCCAGTTTGGGTAACAAAAAATAAAACTATCCCTAAAACTACAGGAACCAACCCTGCAATGCCACCCCACACGCCGGCCTTAACTTTAAGAGTGGCGAGATCTACTTGTATTTGTGTAAGCTTATTTTCAATCAAACCAAACCTAGTATCGTGGTGATCAAGCTTATCTATTACCATCTTTTCATATTTACTCCAGCCATTATCCTCTGCCATTAGCTCATCATCCAACGTAAATCTTCGCGCTGGCCATTGCCGACATCGAAGGTAAATTGTTCTTCTTTCTTTTGGTCGTCCGTCTTATAAATACCAAACTCATAAGGCGTAGATGAAAAATGTAATCCATTTAATAGCTCTTTAGTCATATCTTCATTTTGACTATTAAATTTTAAGGTAGTAGCTCTTACATACATTCCAATAGCCAACGCCATTACTAAGTCATCATTATAACTAGGCATGGCCTCAGGTTTACCATTATGAAAAATAAAAGTTTCTAACTCAGCTAAGGTTCTTTTTGAATGTAAAATAAATTGATGAGTTCTTAAGTCTTCTTCCATACGAGCTACGCACACAGGGCGTGTTTTCATGCTAGTCGTAAAACCAGCCACTGCATTTTTGGGTACATTATAAGGGTCATAATATAATTGATTAGAGTTACTTTCATGGACTCTAGTCAAATCCTTTACTGTCCAATAAAGATTTTTGTATTCCATCTCTATAAGCTTCATCACTACATGATGACCCATAGATGCATTTTCAACTACAATATGAGCATTATTAAATTGAACTGCAGTATTATGAATGAGATGCGCATACACATCAGTATTAACTTTACCTTTGTACTCCGCTACTTGTTCATATTTTTCAACATCAAGAACATGAAAGGCTGAAAAATCATCACCGTCACCTCTAGCAACATCAGCGCATAACAAGTATTGTTTAGTGTAATCGGGATACTTCCATATCCACAAGTTTTTATCAATCCAAGTTTTTTCTTCGGGTTCTCTCAGGAAGGGGCGAAAACCATCATCACTTACTTCTTCTTCAGTAGGATGCTGTTGATACCAAGATAAAGCCTTTAAACTAATTACATTATTACCTGATTGCTGAAAGTCACATCCATGCTCTTGGGCAAACGCTTGGTCACCAATTTTTTTTCTTTCATCTCTAGCCCATTCTTCATCACGTTCTGGATGTTTACTCCAAGGAAGAGTAATAGCCTTGAAGGATATATTTTTACCTCCTACTCTCTCACTTATACCTGCCTCTGCCTCAATATAAGATTTATGAAACCAATTTCCAATACCATTAGGCGAAGATAAGACAATACAATCACCACCAGTAGCTAATGTCGGTTGAGCAGCAGTCCAAATAGTATCCATAGATTTTATAAACGCAGCTTCATCAATAATCAATAAACTTAATGCTTCTGAACGAGCAGCGTCCTGAGCATTTGAACCGGTTGCACCAGATTTAATTTTAGATCCGTTGACCATTTCAAGACTCTGTCTATTGTCAATTACAATTTCTGATTTTAACCAGTCAGGAACAGCTTCTAAAAATACTCTTACTTTATCTACTAGATTTGTTGCTGTATCTCTTTTTGTAGCAAGAATATATATTTCTCTATTCTTAAAAAATGTTGCCATCCAACCAGCATAAGCAGCACACAAACTAGAAATCCCAAGTTGTCTAGCCTTTAAAATAATATTATATGACTCGTCTAAAAAACTCTGCACAGTCTCTTCTTGAAAATCCCAAAGCTCAAAAGACAGAAGTCCCTTGGTAGGATGGCGTATTTTACCATACTTCTTAATAAAGTAAACCGGATCTTTCCTACACTTTACATATTCTTCTGCTTGCTTTTTATCCATTCTTACTTTCTCAATCTTGATGTATAAACAATCCAGGTAAAATACCTACTTTATAATCCTGTTTTTGCCACCAACCCTCACTTTCAATTTGCTCCTCAAAATCAGGGTTACGCTGATTAGGGGCAGTTCCCATCTCATTAAACCCTCTCAACTTAGCCAACTTTAAAAACCAATCTACTTTACATAAGAAAGGATTGTTAGACCAATTAGCATATCTACAAGACATTTTCCATAATACAATATCATCTACTTTATCTATTTCTTCACAAATGTCAGAATTATCATAACCAAAATTTTCTTCTTCGGCAAATCCAATCCACCAATTTCTTTCTTCACAACCTTTTCTACCCACCCAGCGTTTTGCCTCATTAGAAGTTT